AATATGGCTAAATGATAACACATGGTTTAGTAGAGGTGAATACAATGGGTCAGAATGGTGGGAACATCATGAATATCCTGATATTGTAGATGAATGTAAACAAGAAGTTGAAACACCTAAAGAAATTGATTTAAGTAAGATGGATGTGTGTGTTATTTGCGGAAAGGATACCCCATATACCATTGAAACGCATATTGATAATAGGATTGGATATATTGAAGGAGCTGGGCAAGGTTGCCCAAATCCAATAATATGTTCTCAAAATAGAGCTAAATCGGTATTTTCGCTTAGCGAAGCTCTTATCCATAATACGCCAAATGATTCAGATTTAGGACGTAAGGTTAGGGAAATTTATTGGAATCATAAAAATAATTAATATGAAATTAATCGTTGATAAATACAAAAACGGATCGGTAAACTCAGAATTTAATCGGTGGTTAAAACGGCCTATTGAAAAAACAGAGATAACTCAAACGGATGCTGATATATTACATAATACGTTACTTTCCGTTTTGAAATCGGTAGGCGCTTCTAGTATATCCGCTAATCAGATTGGAATAAATAAAAGGGCTTGTTTAATCACACTTAATGATGAGGAACTATTCTTATTAAACCCAGTAATTACAGAGCGTTCTAATGAGGGATTTTTATTTTATGAATCATGTAATTCGATAGTAAATACATTAAGAAAGCCCGTTAAAACAGTTCGTTCCAACTACGTTGTAGTTAATACTGATAATTTGGGTGAGGTGAGGTTTGAGATAAATACTGAAGCAGATGGAAATGGAGTATCAGCTGATACATTAAAGACAGTATTGGTTCAGCATGAAATTGACCATTTAGATGGTATTACAATAAAAGATAGAATCCATACTACAACTGTTAGAAGTAGGAAGAGCTATGGGAGAAACGATAAAATTGTAATGAAATCTCCACAAGGGGAATTGATACAAGTTAAATACAAAAACGCAAATAATCTATTCTTAAAAGGATACGAAATAGTATAATATGGAAATTATAGTAATATTATTATTAATATTTTTATCAGTATCACTATATACAATATACAATTTACTAATTAAATTGGAATATTTAGACGAGTTTATAGAAAAACAAGAAAAAAACGATACAATGTTACTGGAGACTTTGCGAAGAATTGATTCTAGGCAAATGTTTGAGAAAGATGATGATGTAGGTACGTTATTTATGCAAATAAAGCAAACTATAGAACATTTCAAACAAATAAAATAAAATGCCTAGAAAAAGAATACCAAGAATGTATTTCACACAAGATACTGAAAATGCAATTATTCAGTATAATAAAAGTGATGACCAAGCTGTAAAAAATAAATTATATAAAGAAAGCATTAAAGATTCATTCGATAAATTAGCTGAAATAGTTTATAATAAATGGAAATTTAGTTATTTTGATGATGAACCTCAAGATGTAATGGCTGAGGTAGTTGCATTTATGGTTGAGAAAATTCATATGTATCAAGAGGGAAAGGGAAAAGCATTTTCTTATTTTACTATTGTTGCTAGAAATTATCTTATTTTAAATAATAATTCAAATTATAAGCGGTATAAGGATACTGATATCATATCATCTTTGCCGGAAAATTGGGATACTGAAAATAATTTTAGAGAAGAATCTCGTAATAATGATTTTATTGTATTTAATGAAAGGATGTTATCATATTGGGATAAACACTTAGAAACATTTTTTCAGAAAAAAAGAGATATACAAATAGCAGATGCTGTATTGGAGTTATTTAGAAGAGCAAACTATATAGAAAGTTTTAATAAAAAATCATTATATCTATTAATTAGAGAAATGACAGGATTACCCACACACTATGTAACCAAAGTAGTAAATAAAATGAAAGAAAGGCAGATGGAGTTATATAGTGAATTTGATAAATACGGTGATATAAAAATATAATTAAATAATTTTTAGTATTAAAACATATGAGCTCAGAATTTAAATTATTCGATGGTAAAAATTTATCATCCTTATTTAAGGATATATACGATAACCAACAGGTTAAAAAAAAGAATATTTCCGAAATGATTGAATCGCTTAGAAAATTAATTAAAAATGTAGGTGAAGCAACGGTTCTTGCGCCAATTATTCGTGATTTGATTGATACTTCTGTGAAAAATGATGACCATTTAATTAAATTAGCAACTATTGCTCAAAGATTGGCAGCTGCAGAAGCTAAGGGGATTGGAGAGGATGGTTGGCTGAGTGAGCATGAGAAAAATCAATTATTAAGTGATTTGGAAGTTACTGTAAATGAAATAGATAAGAAAAACGAAGAAAAATTGGAAGATATTCAGAGTGAGTTGGATGAACTTAAATCTAAAATATAATGGCTTATTTAAATGCAAACATACCAACCATTACCTGTTTAATTAGGAATCAGTTTTTATTCAATCATACATCAGGGTTTAATGAATATACACCAGTAGATGTGCATTCCGTTGCATCTATACAAAAGAGAGTTCCTTTATTCGAAGCGTTTTTAGATAATGGGGTGAATTGGACACGTAGACCAATTCACTCCTTTGTATGGAAGGAAGAAGCGGAAATACTACCATTATCGGAACATATGTATTGGGATTGTTTTTCATCATATATCGATGTAAACGTAAGAGAAAGATTATCAGGACTTAGAGCTGATTTAATATCGATAACCGGCGTTAAACGTTCCGGAACATATATATTCACACTTGATTGGTCACATGAAAACCGAAATGTCATTGATACCAATTTTTCTGAAACACCAGAGCATAAATGTGGGCATTTTTTTAAAATGGATAACGGTAACTATTTCATATATCCAAACAATAGAATTATTTGGACAGATACCGCTTGGACTTTTAATCGAATAGATAAGAATCCTGGATATAAAATAGATATGAATATATATACAGTAGAAAATGCAAGTGGTTATTCTACGGATTATAACTATATAACTGATTTTATAAAAGATGGAGAAAAATAATATAATATATAATATACTACATAATACCAAACTAAAATTAAAACCATCCAGAGTATGCGATGGTGTTGGAGTATTTAGCATTTGCAAAATCAAAAAAGGTGAGAAACTATTTTCAGATGTAACTGTTGATACAATGTATATATCTTGGGATGACCTTAAAGGTATTCCTAAATCTACTGAATCCTATTTAAGAAATATAGCAAACGTTGCTGATGGTGGGATTTATTTGTCAAGAACACCTAATAACATAAATCTATCATATTATGTAAATCATTCAAACTATCCAAATGTATACCACAATTTGGATACGGATGAATTTTATACTATATGTGATATAGATGAAGATGAAGAAATTGTATGCACTTATACTGATTCCGAAATTGATTGGGAATAGGTATACTAATTAACACATAATGGATAATTTTGAAATATTCTTAGCTTCTGTAACAAAGGTATATCTTAGTTCCGACAAACCGTTGGATAAAGAAAATGATTATATTAAAATATATAATGATAACAAAAATTTTGATTCAAATGATGTAAGGTTTTTAGGCGCATTGGAATTTAAGAGAGAGAGTTCTATTCTATTGGAAGGGTATGCTTTTCCATTCGATAAAAATAATATGACATATCCGATAGCTGGAGAAACTGTATTAATAATCGTATCTAATAAAGAATACTATTGGTTACCTTATTCGAATACGCATTATCCGAATTATAGGGAGAACTACAAAACTTCAGAAATAACTAAAGAAAAGGAAATATCTAAAAATACAACTGAATCTAAGAATAAAGATTATAGGGAAATTAAAGCTACAGGAACAACTAATAGAACTCCAATAACCACTACAAAGAGTAATCGATATAAAATAAATGAGAAGATTAAATTTTTAAATCCAAAAGAGGGTGATACCGTTATAAGCGGTAGAGTTGGGAATACAATTAGATTTAGTGAATTTCATTTAACGGAAGATGGTAAGACATCATCGCCGGGTATATTTATTCGTAATAGACAAAATCCGGAATTAGATGATAAGAAGATTGGAGAACTAATCGAAGAAGATATTAACAAAGATGGCACATCTATTTATATTACATCCAATAAGATAAAAGTTCCATTTAAAGAAACCGTTTCAAAAGAAAAGATAGCATTTACTCAATACCCATCATCCGCCGATTTAAAAGGAGACCAGTTATTTATAAATTCAGATAGAATTATATTATCATCAAAAGCTAAAGAATTTATTATATTCGGTAAGGGTAATACGGGTGTAATAACAGATGGTAACTTTTCAGTTGATGCTGAAAAAGAAATACAGTTCCATAATAAAAAAAATGTAGTAATACATTCTGAAGGTTCTAATGAAATATTCCTTAATTCAGATAATGGTAAAATTTATTTGGGAAAAAACAAAGGAGTAGGTGATGCAGGTAGTGATGTTCAAAAAATGGTATTAGGCGGCGAATTGGTAAAATTAATTGGAGAGCTTATTGATGCGATTAATAAGCAGACATATTTAACGCCAGCCGGTCCAACGAGCGTAGGTCCTACAAATATAGCATCGTTTAATTCAATAAAGAGTAAACTAAAAACTATGTTATCTTCTAAGAACTTTTTAAGTAAATAAAAATGGGGTGGAACGCATTTAAATCTACATTACTACCGCAAATGAAAAATCACTCATATAGAACTATGAGTGATTTTGCTAGAGCGTTTACACTATCTTATGATTTAGCGGTTAAATCGGGAAAGGATACTATAAATGGCGTTCCAATGGTTATGGGAAATCGCACATTAATGGAACAGTTTATTACAAATTTTTTAACACAAACTCAAAAATCAAATTCAACAACGCTATTGGAAACAATAGGACCTGCCTTAATAATATATTGGACAGGTGGTAAGATGGCTCCAATACCTGCTCCAAAGATACCATCTCCTGGTTCTATTCGAAATATAGTAACTACATCTGGGTTGGTATTGAATCCAGGTACTTGGGCAATAAGCAAAGTTCAACCGAATAATAATTCCGAACAGTTTTTAAACACATTTATTAATTCGGCTAAGATACACTTAACAACTGTTTCTGGAATATATTCCGTAATAGCACAATACCCACCACCTGCCCCACCTGCTCCAGGAATAGTTCCTTGGAGTGGATATACCATTCCGAATTAATTAAATTTTATATTCCATATATTTATTTAAAGTATAGAAATATTAGTATAATATTTTAAAAAACACATATGAGTAATATAAAACTAAAACCCATTGCGGATGGGATTATGGATGATTTACTAAATACTCAAAGCAAATATGATAATAGTAAATTAGACTTTAAAAGAGTTACAGGTATACTACAAAGCCGAATTAAACCCATTAAAATAAAACACTGGGGAGTATATTCTGTTAAATTCGGAAAACAATTCGTAGCCGTTCCTAAAATTAAATTGGAAAAAAATAGTTTTGAATACAAAATTGATAGACCTAGTTCAGTAAGAGAACCGGGTATAGGAATAATTCATATAGGGTTATCGTTTACAGATGATAACATACGAGTGTATATTGGTGGTAAATATTTAAATTACTATAATATAGATAGTGGGTTAATTAATAACATAGAAGACAATTTAGAAACTAGTTTAAAAAATGCATCCAACTATTATAACAGTTTAGATGATGCTATTATCAATAAAATATTGAGCATGTTTAAAAGAAATCTGCAAAATGCTGCAAGTAATGAGGATATATATATGAGTTCTTATAATAATATTACCACATAATTGGTTATAACTAAAATATAGATGAATTCACATTGGTATTGAAACGGATACTATTTCTAAATATCCGTCTATAGTTCCAAAGAATTATCTTTGGAGAGGATGTGTCATTCCAAATTAATTAAATTTTATATTTCAATATTTATTAAAAAGTATACTGTATGGCAAAAAGTGAAGTATTATTAGGATTAATTAAAGAAGTTGTAAAGAACGAAGTAAAGCAACAATTAAAAGAGGAAATTGTTAAATTAGTTAAAAGTGGTGCCATTAGTTTGAACAATAAACAAAGCCCAAATAGACCATCATTAAGAGAATTGACGGAGGTAAATACTACTGCTCCAATTAGAAAGCAAACGGTAGTATCTACACAACAAAGACACCAACCTCAAAGAGAATTTTCAAAAGACCCAATGATAAATAAGATTTTGAATATGACTCAGCCATTCACATCAGCACATAGATCAGAAGGTGGAACGGTTGGTGGTGGTAGTAGTATTTTGGATTCGATTCAACCAGAGAGAAGTATGGAAGGAGATTGGGAAACACTAAGTTACTCTAATGAAAATATGCCATCGCATCAAGTTCCTCCAACGGATAACGTAGATGCTTTAACAAAAGCATTAACTAGAGATTATTCAGAATTAGTAAAGAGATTTAAATAATGGCAATAGAGCTTGGTAGATTTAATAAATCCGATATAACTGAAAACAACTACAAGATAGTTGGAATAGCTATTAATGAAAAAAGCGATTCAAACGGTGCTTTTTCTGTTAATTTTACAACAATTGACCAAGCAAAGAGTAATCTAAAAAATTTAATTTTAACCAAAAAGGGTGAAAGATTATTTCAACCTGAATTTGGTTGTGATATTTGGAAAATACTATTTGATCCCATTATAGAAGGTGATATCGAATCAAAAATAGAATCATACATATTAGCAGCTGTTAATGATTGGTTACCGTATTTAAATATTGATACCATTTTATTCGATTACGATGAAGTATCAATCGATGCCAATCAAATAACATTAGAAATTCAGTTTTCATTGAAAGCAAATCGGAATATAGGAACTTCTGTAATAATAGATGTAAATAATTAAAATAATGGCGATAAAATCCACAGACAAGAATTTTGGGAGTAATAGGAATATAAACTATATAGGTAAAGATTTTGCAGCATTAAAAAGAAATATTATAGAATATGCCAAAACATATTTTCCAAATACATATACTGATTTTAATGAGGCATCTCCGGGTATGGTGTTCATTGAACAAGCTGCAGCAATTGGAGATATATTGGCATTTTATCAAGATACCCAATTAAAGGAATCAATGCTATCGCACGCTAGCGAAAGAAAAAATGTAGTATCGTTAGCACAAGCAATGGGATATAAACCAAAGATATCAACGCCAGCAGTAACCAAACTAACTGTATATCAACTAGTTCCATCAATTGGCACGGGTTTGTCTAATAGACCGGATGAGTCGTATTGTTTGAGAATAAAAGATGGAATGGAAGTAACATCTACCACTAATTCTAATATAATATTTAGGACTACTGATGTGGTAGATTTTGCATTGGAAGATGATAGAGAAGTGGATGTACATGATAGAAATACCGTTACAGGCGAACCTACCTTTTATCTACTCACTAAAAAGGTAAATGCGATATCCGCCACTCAGAGGGAACAATCGTTTTCGTTTACATCTTATACGGAATACCCAACTATAACATTAAGTGATACAGACATTATAAGTATAGTATCCGTAACATCATCTGATAATATTAAGTGGTATGAAGTTCCATATTTAGCACAAGAAAGTATATTCATAGAATCGCCTAATACCGAATACAATGGAGGTGACTTAAACTACCAAACAACAAATATACCATACATTATAGAAGTTCAAAAAGTTCCATATCGGTTTTGCACAAAGGTTAATTCCGATAACAATTTGGATTTACAATTTGGTAGTGGGGATAGTAATCAATCCGATGATAGAGTATTACCAAATACAAAAAATGTGGGATTGGGATTAGCTAATTCAGTTAACAGACTTAACCAAGGAATCGATCCTTCTAACTTTTTAAAAACCAACACATTTGGAATAGTACCTACAAATACTACATTAACTGTAAAATATTTAACAGGAGGAGGAGTACAATCAAATGTAAATTCAAACGATTTAAGCAGGATAAGTAAAATAGAATTTGAAGAAGATTTATTATCTATAAATAATTCTCAGTTATATACGATAATGAAAGAATCGATTGTAGTTAATAACGACGAACCTGCTGTTGGTGGAAGAGGTGTTGAAACCATAGAAGAAATTAGGCAAAATGCATTGGCAACATTTGGTTCACAAAATAGAGCAGTTACACGTGAAGATTATGTAGTCAGATCATTATCTATGCCTGAGCGGTATGGGAGTGTTGCTAAAGTATATGTTAGTCCTGATGGTGAAATTGATAACAACTCACCAGCTTCAATATTAGCTTCACCTAAGAACATAACGGAATTTGTAAATGTAGTTGAGCAGCTAAAGGATAAATCTAAGTCGGAAATACAAAAGGAATTAATTAATTATCTTTCACAGAAAAAAACATCGATATCCGAAGTAAATAACCCATTTGCAATAAATATGTATGTATTGGGATATGATGTGAATAAAAATTTAACTCAGATAAATCAAGCTGTAAAACAGAATTTAAAAACATATTTGAGTGAGTATCGAATGATAACCGATGCTGTAAATATAATTGATGGATTTATAGTAAATATTGGCGTTGATTTTGAAATAATATGTTATTCCAATGTTAATAAACGTGAAATTGTTGCAAATTGTTTAACAGAATTGCAAACCTATTTTAATATTGATAATTGGACATTTAACAAACCAATAAATATATCCGAATTGGAATTAATATTAGCAAATGTTGAGGGCGTATTAAGTGTGCCATCCGTTCGAATATATAATTTATGCGGTGGAGATGGAAATTATTCGACAAACCGATATAATATAGAACAGGCGATTAGAGGAAAAATAGTATACCCATCTATAGACCCATGTATATTTGAAATAAAATATCCAAATAAAGATATAAAGGGTAGGGCATTATAATAAAATATTGAATATTTATAATAAACACAACTCGATTATTGTATAAAATCAAGTCGATACTATTGTAATATAAAACAACTAATAATGCATAAATTATTTACAGCATCATATGATTCAAGTATATACTTACAGCAACCTAATCAAAATTCAGGTAGAGACGAGATATTGGAGATAAGTAAAGTTTATTATGGAGATACTAAAGATATAAATCGAACCTTAATTAAATTCGATACAATACCCATCTCTCAATCTATATATACGAATGTTGGTACAGGCAGTTTTAAATTATACTTAAATCTAAAATCCATATTAGCTGAAGAAATCCCATTGGAGTATACAATACATGCAAACGCCGTATCACAAAGTTGGTCTATGGGAACTGGTACTAAGTTTGATAATATTACATCGGATGGTGTAAGCTGGAAATATAGAGATGGTATAAATGTTTGGCAATCCAATACTATAGGAGGTACGGCTGTATATTCTATAGGAACAACTGGTTCGGCTAACGCTGAAGGAGGTACATGGTATACCGCATCCCAATCCTCACAAAGTTATAGCTATGAAGATTCCGATATTAAAATGGATGTTACTAATATTTTTAAATTATGGAATAGTGGTTCATTACCAAATAATGGATTTATATTACACCATAGTTTGGAAAACGAATCCAATGCGCTTGATTATGGTATACTTAAATTCTTTTCAAAAGAAACAAATACAATATATGAGCCAAAGCTTGAATTAGTATGGAATGATTCTGTATTTTCATCTGGCAGCTTAACACCTGCTACTAGCTTAAATCAAAATGGTGGGTATAAAGTAGTAGTGTTAGATCTTAAAAATAAATATGAAGCTAATACTGTTATAAAAATTAGACTTAAAGGTAGGGATGCATATCCGATAAAAACATTTAGTTCAACATTTGTATATGACCAAACTAAATACTTACCAATTACTACATATTACCAATTGGAAGATTATAAAACTGGTGAAATTATTTTTCCATTCGGTGACTATACCAAAGTAAGTTGTGATTCCGAAGGCAATTATTTTAAATTAGATTTATCAAACTTACCCATTAGCAGAATTTATAAATTAAAACTG